GCCCGGCACCACCGAGGTCGATGGTTTCCAAGGCGTCGATAAGCAGGGCAGGCCCACAGCCCGGGTCGATGCTGGGGAATGGGTCATCAACCGCAGGTCCTCGGCCAAGCATCATAATTTGCTGCGGGCGATTAATGATGATTCCCCCAAGCTCAACAAGATCCTAGGGGGCGTGCAGGCTCTGGCTGATGGTGGGGTCGTCACCCCAGGTGAGCTCCTGAGATTCGCCAAAGGCGAAACCGTCAACGGTAAGAAAGCCCCCCGCTCTCTCGAAGGCGCACCGTATGTTCTCGGCGGTGGCTTACTCGCCAACTGGGGTGACTGCAGTGGTGCCATGAGCGGCCTGGCCGCACTAGCTGTGGGATGGCCACTCGACGGCCGCAAGTTCGCCACCGGGGATGAAGGCCCCGTACTGGCCCGCATGGGGTTCAGCACCGGCCTGGGCAGCGGCGGCCCCAGGTTTTCCATCGGTTGGCTCAATGGCGGCCCCGCCGGTGGCCATACCTCAGGCACCATTCATTTCACCGACGGCCAAGCTGTCAACGTCGAAATGGGCGGCGGGCGTGGTAACGGTCAAATCGGCGGCGGGGCAGCACCAGCCTCCCACCCCCAGTACACCAACCACGCCTACCTGCCACTTATCGCCGGGCAGATCGTCACCATCAACGGCAAAGACTACGATCCTGCCGACTTTTTGAGCCTCGGGGATGACATCGAATCCACCTCCGTGGATGGGGTGAAAACCAGTCGCGGCAACGTTTCGTGGGGCAAAGCCCAAAGCCTGTTTGACCAGGCCAAAAAGTATGTGCAGTACGGGCCGAAGTTCGACACCGGCGGCAGGTGGCCATCCGGTGTTCGAGGACGGAACGAATCCGGCGCCGATGAGCTAGTGCTCACAAACCAGCAGTGGAAGCACCAGTCAACCATCGCTCGAACCTTGCCGGAGATCGGTAAGCAGAATGCCACTGCGGCGAAAATCCTCATGGCGGCAGGCGAAAAATTCGACAAAGCCGCTGGGGAAATCTCCACCGCGGCAAAGCTCTTCGCACACGACGCCGAAGACACCCGGGTCATTGTGCAAGCCGAAGGCCGCCATTTCGGAGGTGGCTGGTTGGACTCCGCCGAAGTTGTAAGAGACGCCGAAAAGGGTCTCTATGAGTTGCGGAAAAAGATCGCCACCGAATCCGATAGCATCAGCAAAGCCGAAAAGGAACTTGCCGACGCGAAGAAGGAATTGGCGAAAACGGAGAAAGAGGGTGCTGCGGTATCCAAGGCTGATAGGCGAAAGCTGGAGGATGCCGAAAAATCCTTGGCTGACGCCAGGAAGAAGGGCAAGGCCGATCGCATCGCCGACGCTGAGAAGAAACTCGCCCGGGTACGGGAAGACATCGGCGACAATCTGGAAAAATCCACTGACAAAAACGCCAAAGCGGTCAAATCCGCCCAGGAAAAGGTGAATAAAGCGGAGGACAAGCTGACGGCGGCCCGTGCCGCCCAGGCTGAATCCCTCGCTGACCTAGAGGCGGCAGAGCGTACCGTGGCGGCATCCCGCTACCAGGCAGCCAGCGAGATCGCTGAAAAAATCGGCGGCTCCCTCTCCGCCGGTATTGGGCACATCGCCAGCTTCTTCTCTGAAATAGAGAAAGCCGCTGGCATCGTGGATAAAACCCGGCAAGAGGTTTCCAAGCTGGAAATGCAGCAGCAAACCAACGCCCTCACCAGGGCGAAAGCGTTGGCTGAGCTGCAGATCAGGGAGCGGGATGTAGCGCGCACCCGTGCCCGCGGCATCGTGAGCATCGCCCAAGCCGAAGCCGCCCTAGCTGAAGCCCGTAAGCAATCCGCCCTCATGGGGTCCACCAGCGTGGAAGCCATGAAAGGTGCCATTGACCGCTTCTACCGCACCGGCAAATTCACCGTCGAAGACCTGACCGCCTCTGTGGTAGCAAACGGCAAGGAAATCCAAGCCGCCGAATGGGGAATCCGAGTCGCCCGGGCCCAAGCAGCAGTCGACGACCTGGAAGCGGCGAAAGCCCAATCAGAAGCCCGCTACGAGGCGCTGGAGGCAACGCTGAAACAAACCGCGGCAGCGCAGCTGCTGCGGGCCCAGACCACGGCCCTTGCTGAACAAACCGCCAGCCTATACGGCATGACCGCCAACCAAGCCCAAGGCGCATCCAAAGGCTTCGGTGGGGTATCCAAACTAGTAGGCGGTATCGGTAAGCTCCTAGCCGGCGCTGCGGCTGGTGTTGCTGGTTTCACCGTCGGCGGGCCACTAGGCGCCCTAGCAGGTGCCGGCATGGCATTGGGTGGCCTGAAAGACCTGGTGCAGGGTGGCATTGATATCCACCAAAACAAGGACTCCATCAAGGACGCCTGGAAGAACTTGGGGACGGCTGAAAAAGCCGCCCTGGTTCTGGGGTCCGCGGGCGGTGCCGCCCTCACCATCGGTGGTGGTGTGCTCTCCCAACAATATGGGGTAGAAGCCGCCACCGGCGGCGCCAAGCTCGGCGAGCAGTTCATGGAGAGCACGATCGGTGCACTCCAGTACGGTATCAGCGGCAGGATCGAAAAATCCCAACGCCAAACCGAAGACCGACTCACCGCTATCCAACGCCAGATCGACCAAAACAACCTCAACCTGGAGCTAGAGCGCGCCACTAAAACCGTGGAATACCTCCGGCAAAAAGACAAACTGACCGCCGAACTGGAGTACGCGAAACTCAAACAGGAGATCGAAAAAACCGACGACGAAAAAGTGCGGAAAGCACTCGCCGCCGCCGCGGAAGTAGAACGCATCCGCTCACTCGCCACCACCACCGAGGTAGCGCAAACCGGAGAACTCCGCCAGCTCAACGCCACCCTGGCCGAACTCCTCGCGGTCACGAAACGCTCCCTCGCTACCGGCTCCGGGCAGGTGGGGCAATTATCGGCAGTTGATGCGGTGCGCTACGAGCGAGCCCGAATCTAGTAGAAAGGAGGCACCATGATTGACCGGCGCTATTTAGTGCGGTACATCGCCCCTACAGGTAAATCTTGGGAGCTGTCATCCAGCACCTGGATAGCGGGCATCCGCAGGGCCGGTATCAAAGAGCTGATTGGCCGGCCCGAAGCCACCGGCATCGAAACCCTTGGCGTACCAGGCAGAGCCATCGAAGGCCTCCGATTCCCAGCCATCGAAGGCTCCCTCGACCTTTTCGTACGCGCCGGGCAGGGCCGGCATGCCCATGATATTTGGGCAGAGTTCCGTCATGGTTTCTCCATCCTCCCGCCGTTGGGCACGCTCCAGATTGAGTCACCCATGGGCACTATGCACGCCCAGGTGAGGCTCAATGGTGCCCCGTCCGATCTGGAGGTTGATGATGCTACGGCCGATGTGTGGGCATTATCCATACCGCTTGCTATTGACGCTGGCTACTGGGAAACAACCCCATTCCGAAAACCCGGGAGCGTCACTGTGACGAATTCCGGTCAGGTGTATATATGGCCGGAAATCGTGTGGGAAGGAGCCGGTGGGAAAGTAACGCTCCCCTCCAAGGCGGAATTCACCCTACCTGCCGTGGATTCTACCCGCCGGCTGCACCTGGACCCGCAGAGATCCCACCAAGTACTCAATGGCCTAGGCGTACGGGATGATGATCTCTGGCGCAAAATCCGAGGCCAAATCATTTCTGAAGGCGTACCCCCGGGGCAAAGCAGGCAATACACACTGCCGGCCGGGGCGTTTCTGGAGTGGCGGATAGGGGTGCTCGACCCATGGCGATGACAATAGGGCAGTGGTGGCAGCACGCTAGGCACCGGGCTATGGTGGCGGAAGATTTCGGGCAATGGATTGGGCTGCTGGACGAGAACTGCGAGCCGCTTTTCGATTGCCCACCACCAGTAGAATTCTCGGCGCCCGCCACCCGGGGCGCCCCGGTATCAGGCAGGTTCCTCCACAAAGTAGCAGACGGTGTTAGCGGGGCAGTCCACCCGTTAGCGGATGAACTGATTGCCGATTTCGGCGCAGCCCAAAACGGGCAACTCATCGAAGCCGATGGCCCAACCCGCTACATCATGGTGGAGCGCCCAGGCTTCCGCAGAGTGTATCGGATCACCCACACCGTAGCCAGGGGCACCTTCCACACCCCAACCCTTGTGGAGATCAACGGCACTGACCTGCTCTCAATCCTGAACCGGCACGTGGCATGGTCAAACCCCCAAGCGCTTCGAACAGGCAGCTTCCAGACGTTTACCCGCGACTGGGTAGGCGACCCCACCAAGCTGGAGCTGTATAAAACCCCCCGCGATTTGATGCACTACCCCATGGTCACCGCAGTTGACGGGGTAACCATGGAAGGCCCAGCCGAAACCGTGATCCGCAACGTCATCGCCAACTCCTTGGAGATCGGATTCAAGCTGTGGGGGAAGGGGCAGCGGATCGTGGTGTCGACGGCATCCTCCGGGCTGCCATCCCCACACCTGGTGTATACCGCTGACGACCAGCCCCTCTGGGACTCCATAGGCGCTCTAGCGCTCCAAGCCGGCATCACCGTCACCTGCGGCCTGTGGTTCCCATCCGACCCCCAACCCATAGGGGTGAAACTCCTCACCCAACCCACCATGATAGTTCGCGTCACCCAAGGCTAGCCGGCGCAGATAGGAGGAGATCATGGCCGAAAAAACCGACGTCATCCTTGTCGCTGACGGTGGTGACCTCACCGTAGGCCGCCACATGCCCGCCTACACCTACGGCAGTTTCGACGTCACCATCCCCGCCGACAAACAACAAGAGCAACCTGCCGAGAACCGGCTCCGCAACGGCTACATCTACCGCCCACCCGACGCCGGCGCTGGCGCTTTCGACGTGGGATTTGCGCGCGCCGACGCCACCCTCAACATGAAAGGCAAATCCTCCAACCTCGAAACCGTAGTAGACACAGCCCAAAAACGGGTCGACGGTAATCTGTTCTTCGAACGCGACATCACCGGCCGCGGCCTCGGCGCCTACGAACCCGGCGCGGATTTCCGGCTTGGGGATGTGGTTTTGGTGGAGATTTGGGGCAGGCGCATCAAGGTGCCGGTGACCGCTATTGACCTCATTGGCGATAGCCAGGAGGGGGCTAGGGGCTGGCGGATTCATGTGGGTGGGCAGATGATATCCGATGCTGAGGCCCTGAAAACCCACAACAATGCTATCTGGGAGCGTATAAATCAGGAGCGGGCAGAGCGGCTGCGCACGGTCGGGGCGGTGCAGAAGACCGCCACCACGGCGGTAACCGCGGCAAGTGTTGCTGACATCAAAGCAGATGAGGCTAAAACTGCGGTGGATGAGGTAGCGCGGAATCTAGCGGCTGAGTCCAAGCA